AATGACCCAGGCGTAAGTGAATTTACTAATGAATACTCGTTCTATGGTAACACAGCAGACGCAAGTGCCTACAACGCAGGTGGTTTTCAAATGCCTGTGGTTACAGTTGCAAATTTAAGTACAATACCTGCAAGAGAAGGTAATACTGCTTATGTAACTAACAACACAGCAGGAACAGGTAGTGTAGCAAAATGTTTGGTATTCTATGACGGTTCAAATTGGAAGTTAGCACACGATCCAAGCGTAACAGCCGCATAAGGAGAATAGCATATGGCGTGGCCTACAACTAAAGCAACTACAACACATTTAGATGCACAAACAGACGATCCAAATCAGGCTCGTCCTCAAATAAAACAAAACATTGATAATGTAAATGACATTATTGATTTCTTTCCAAGTGGTGTAATTACAGTTGGTAATCAAACAGTTGTATTAGAGATGGGTGCTGACACAGGTGGAACTTATAGTAATATAAGTGAACACTATGATGGCGGCAGTTTATGTACTATTACAAGCGGTGATAGATTTACACTTTCAAGTGGCACTTATATTATGGAACACGAATTAATCTTGTTTAATCCAGATACAACTGCTTTAAATTTTAAAAATGTTACTACTGCAAGTAATGTAGTTTCAAGTGTGCCAGTTGAAATAGGTACTACTAATCAAAGTTTACAATTGGGATTGAATAACACAGTGTTTACAAGCAATGGCACTGATCAATTTGCATTTGATTATAAAGATTATACACCATCAAACAGTGCAGACCCAAGAGATGGTTTGAAAATTAAATTTACAAAAATTGCTTAATAAAGGAGAACATATATGTCAGGAGCAAATTATATAGAAGACGCTTTACTTGATCACGTTACAGGCAAAACTGCTTACACAGGTGGTGGTTTGTATGTAGGTCTTTGTACTGCTGTTACAGACGCAGAAACTCCCAGCTTTACAGAAGTAACAGGTGGTGGTTATGCAAGACAAAGTGTTCCAGCAAGTAGTTGGGGTGCATCAAGTGATGGCACTACTACAACAACAGCAGACATTCAGTTTCCTGTTGCAACTGCTTCATATGGGACAGTATCACACATTTTATTAGCATCAGGAACTGGTGCTGAAAACAGTGGTGGTGGAAACGTTGTTTTGATACAAGAGTTAGGTACGCATAAGACAGTTGACACGAATGATCAGATGGTTATTAATTCTGGCAACTTGAGTATTTCGTTAGACTAAGGAGCAATAAGTGGCAGATCCATATGTAGTAGCGGATTATATTGATGCAGATTATTTTGATGATACTGCTGGTGTAATTGTACGAGGTGGATCTATTACTTGGGCAGACTGTGGAACTTGGGCTACTTGGCCCAGTAGTAGATGGTCACCAGGAATTGGTCCTACTGAACTTGCTTTAAGTTCCAGTGCAACTGCTACAAGAAGACAACAAAGTAGTGCAAGTGCAACTTTAACTATAAGTGCAAGTAGCACAGGAAAACTTATTCACGGTGGAGTTGCAAGTGCAAACTTAACTATGAGTGCAAGTGCAACTGCTACACTAAGACACGGTGGCGTTGCTTCAAGTAATTTAGTGTTTAGCACAAGCATATTAGCGGCGGTAATGCAACCACCTTTTGCACACACAACTTTTAGTGTGCCAAGTGAAACAAGAATTTATGCATTACCTCAAGATCCAGACAATAGAACTTTCGCTATTGAAAATGGAGAAACAAGAGTATATCCAGTAGGATATGAAAGTAGAACAAGAACAATTGAAAGTGAAACAAGACAACAACCAGCGGAGGTTTATTAATGGCAACATTAACAGGTTATAAAAGAGATATTGATGGATTGTATATTGATAAAGATCCAGAAAGTACACTACAATACACAATGGATTGGACAAATTGGTTAGGTTCAGGCGAAACAATAACTACAAGTACATTCACAGTTGATGATATAAGTGGTGATGATCCTGTAACAAAATTAGTTCGTAGCGGTAGTAACATTACAGATGATGTAAAATGTAATGTAACACTTACAGGCGGAACACCAGGCAATATCTACACAGTAAGAAACACTATCGTTACAAGTGATAGTCAAACAGAGCGTAAATTTTTTAGAATTGTATGTGAAGCAAGAAGTTTCTAAGTAATTTATGTGACCTATAGAGGGAGAAGGGGAGAAAGATATGAGTGATACCCAAACTCAAAAGACAGAACACGCCAGAAAAGATCCAAAATGGGGTGTTATGGAAAAAGAAGGCCTAATTATTGGCAGAGGCGACAATAAAAAGGTAATTCCACCAGATGAAGTGCTAAAATTAGCAAGATTATGGTGTAGTTATCAAGAAATAGCAGATTGGTTTCAATTGCCCGTAGAAACACTAAAGTACAACTTTCGTGATTTGATTGCAAAAGGGCGTAGTGAAACGAAACAAGGCTTAAGAAGAGCTCAAATTGACTTGGCTCTTAAAGGAAATGCTACTATGCTTATATGGTTGGGCAAAAATATACTTTCGCAGAGCGAAAGTCCACTTAACAGTGACACAAATCAGGTATTACCTTGGGTAGAAGCAGAAGAAAAAGAAAAAGATGAGACTAACGGAACCACAACAACAGATAGCGAATAATGTTTCGCGGTTTAAAATCGTATGTGCCGCCAGACGTTTTGGAAAATCGTTCTTAAGTATGAGACAGATGTGCTACTATGCAAGACAACCTAACAAGGTTATATATTACCTTGCACCTTCATACAGAATGTGTAGAAGTATTATGTGGGAACCTTTAAAGGATAGATTATCACAATTAGGATGGATCAACAAAATCAATGAAACAAACTTAACTATCACACTTTTGAATGGCAGTAAGATTGTTTTAGGATCAGCTGATGATCCCCAAAAACACAGAGGTATCCACTGTGACTACGTTGTATTTGATGAGTACGCTATAATGAATCCTGAGATATGGACTGTAATGAGACCTACATTAGCAACTACACGCGGTGAGGCTATGTGGCTGAGCACACCTATGGGAAAAGGCAATCACTTTTATGATTTATATACTTGGGCACAATCACAAGATGATTGGAGTACTTGGAAATACACAACAGCAGATGGTGGCAATGTAGATCCTGACGAAATAGAAGCCGCCAAAAGAGATTTAGATGAAAGAACCTGGCGACAGGAATATTTGGCTGATTGGGTAGATTATATTGGACTTGTTTATTATGCATTTAATGAATTGAATGTACAAAAATGGCAAGGCGATATACCTAAAGTTTTAGAAATTGGAAACGATTTTAATATAAATCCTTGTACAAGTGTAGTGGCTGTAAAAACACCACAAGGCTTACACATTATAGATGAAATAGAATTACACAATGCTAATACATTTGAATTAGCAGATGAAATCAAAAGGAGATATCCTAATACTGCTATTAACTGCTATCCAGACCCAAGTGGAGCGAGCCGTCGTACTGCAAGTAACACAACAGACCATAAAATTTTATACAATGCTGGTTTCAATGTGTACAGTAGACGAGCTCATCCGCCTGTTAAGGATAGAATTAATGCAGTAAATAGTGCATTTAGTAGTGGCAAACTAATTATTGATCCTAAATGCAAAAGTTTAATGAATTGTCTTCATAAATTATCTTACCGTGAAGGTACAAACGAACAAGACAAGAACAGTGGGTACGATCACCTCACTGACAGTTTGGGATATTTAACGGAATATCTATATCCCATTAAAAGACAAATAACACCACGGGTAGAACCACAACGCTGGGCCATAAATGCTGGACCTCCGCGTAGATTTGGGTAAATACAAATAAGGAAGCAACAATGCATAATAACAAAGACTTAAAAACTGTACATCCTGAATATTCAGCAAATATACAACGCTGGCGTTTTTATAGCGATAGCTATCAAGGTGGTGCCGCGTATAGATATGGTGAATATTTGAACAAATATCAATTAGAGACCGCTGGAGAATATCAACAGCGTTTAGATGAAGCACCATATGAAAATCACTGCCGTAGAGTAGTTGATACATATTCAAGTTTCATATATGGAGCCACAATTGAAAGAGACTATGGCTCTTTAGCAAACAACCCTAACCTAAAACCTTTTTTAGAAGACACTGATTTAGACGGAAGAAATTGGAAACAACTATGGCGTGAAGCCTCAAAATGGGCATCAGTGTATGGTGCAATATGGCTTCTTGTAGATAAAGCAGAATCAAATGCTGGCACAAGAGCAGAAGAATTAGGACAAGGAATTCGCCCTTACGTTTCACTTATTAGTGCTGAGAATGTTTTAGATTGGCACTATGAAAGACAATCAAGTGGTCATATGATGCTAACATACTTAAAAGTTTTAGCAGACAGAAGTGGCGATAAGAAAACATATAAAATTTATTATCCAGATTATACTGAAACAGTAGAAGCATATGATGATGACGAATTTGGTCAAACTATCAGTGTAGTACCTAATGCATTAGGAGAGATTCCAGCCGTTGTACTATACAACAATAGAACTTGGCACAATGGAATTGGTGTTAGTGATATTGCAGATGTTAGTGACTTAAACAGAAGCATCACTTCTGACTACAGTGAGATTGCACAATTAATTAAACTTTCAAATCACCCTACTTTGGTTAAACCTACAAGTGTAGAAGTGCCAAGTGCAGGGGCGGGTAGCATACTTAATATAGATTTAGATACCCCAGGAGATTTGAAACCATACCTGATGACGCCAAGCGGACAGAATATTTCTACACTGCTGGATACAATCAATCGCAAGGTTGAGGCTATTGAAAAGCTGACACACTTAGAATCAGTGACTGGGCAAAAAACAGCACGATCTGGTGTGGCAATGATGATAGAACAAAAAGCGTTAGCAAGTTTATTATCAGATAAAGCGGCAAACTTACAATTAGCAGAGGAGCAAGTATGGCGTCTATTTTGCCTATGGGAAGGCACTGCTTGGGACGGAACTATCACATATCCTGATAGCTTTGACACAAGAGATAGACAGCAAGACTTAATGAATCTTAAGTTAGCAACAGAGATTGGTGTAACAAACGCTGATCTTAAAAAATACATTGAACAATCTATTGCAAGTGCTATTGTAGATGATAGTGAAGACTTAGAACGTATCAATCAATCAATTATAACAAAGGAACATCCAGTAACCACAGCGGAAAACCGTAGTAGTCATATTCAAGAGATGATTATGGAAGGACTAACAGATCAACAAATCTTAGACCTACATTCAGAAATATCTCAAAGTGATATTGATACTGCAAAGCAGGAGTTACTTGATTCAAACGGTGAGTAATGACGCAAACCAGAAACAGAACTTCATACTACTGTGAAGCAGATATGGAGTATTGGCGAGAGCGTAATAAAAATAAAGTAATCTATCCAAAAACTGTACTGATAAAAAGACCAGTGTATCAAAACAGTTTAAGAATAACTCAAATACCCTGGTTATGGAATATAGATAGAAGAGAAACCAGTATAAATTTAAAAGACTGGGAAGAGAATATAGTGCCACAACAGTACAGTGGTGCCGCTTTTAAAAGAGGTGATTGGGGCGAGACTGCAATAGATTGGTGCTCCAGTTATGGCTTAACAAGTTGGTATATGGGTCATAGTGTAAAAAGTGTAACAACTGTAGAAACAAATGACCTATTAAGAAAATTAACAAAGCATAACTTGAAAAAGTTAGGAACAGAATTCTATGAACAAAAGTTCTTAGATATAGATTGTGACAAATATACTGTAGTAGATGCTGTAAAGCAAATAGACTGGAGTGTATATGACACAATCAGAATTGGTAGCACATCATATGAAAGAATTTATGACACTATCAAGGATCAATTAAGTGAATGCAAAATAGTTATATACAAACCACAATTAGACTTTATACATAAGATGGAAAAGGATGGTTGGGACTGGATAGTGAATCCTAAAGGAGTTGATTATTTTGCAAAAGACTAAATACAAGTACAAAAAGGATGTAAAATATGACTGATAACACTCAGGTTGAGGCTACTGAAGCCGCTGTAGAAAATACAGAAAATCAGGAACAGTCTGCTAACAACAATGTTTTTACCCAAGAACAGTTAGACAGAATTATTGAAGATCGTTTGGCTAAACAAAAAAGAGCGTTTGAAAAACGATATGATGGGGTTGATGTTTCTCGCTATCAAGAATTAGTTGAACAGCAAGAAGCAAAAAAACTGGAGGACGCCAAGGCACGCGGAGAGTTTGAAAAAATTCTTAAAGACAACGCAACAAAATACTCAACTACTATTGACCAGCTGAGAAGCGAGTTACATAGTGTAAAAGTAGATGGTGCTGTGTTAAGTGCCGCAAATGAATTAGGTGCCATCAATGCACAACAAGTTAGTGCATTATTGAAAAACCAGATTCGTTTAGGTGATGACGGTAATGTAGAAGTCTTAGATAAAAATGGACAAATACGTTACAATGAAAAAGGTGATTTATATGATGTCAAATCGCTCGTTAGCGAGTTTCTTGATGCTAATAATCACTTTAGAGCCGCTACTCCAGGCGGAACAGGTAGCAAATCAAATTTAGCTCCTAATAAAGAAGAAAAATTTGATTTAGCGAAGCTGGACCTTAATATTCCAGAACATCGTAAAATCTATGCTGATGCTAAATTAAAAGGATTAGTATAGTATAACAAACAACTATGAAGTCAAAGGAGAATTAAAATGGCAGACTCATATATGTCCTTACAGGCTACTCAAGGTGATGCACTTTCAGTACCCGTGAAGGCCGCGGCAGTATACGCCGCACAAGAAAACAGTTTATTCCTAAGTGGTAACCTGTTTCCTATCGTAAACGCACCTAATGGTATTATCCGTGTAGGTGAATTAGCTAAAGTTACAGCAACTCAATTATCAGCAGAAACAACTCCTGATGATATTGATGCTACTAACCCAGGCTTAACTAAAAATGATATCCAAGCAGATCTATTTGTAGCTCGTGCTGTTGTTCGTCAATTAGGTAATATTGACCTTAACGAAATTGGATTTTCTTTGGGGAAAGCGGTACAACAGAAGTTTGATGGTTCCATTTACGAATCATTAGATGCAAGTGCAACTGAATACGACTTTAACACAACAGACACAGGTACAACATTCTCAATGGATGATGTGTTTGACGCTGTCAAAGTAATACGCCAAAATGGGGAGCAAGGCGCACTTTACGGTGTGGTGAATCCCACTATCGCGGCACAACTAATGAAAGATATTGGTTCAACATCTTTCGCTGGTGGTGATTTCCAAACTCAAGCGATGAGAGAAGGCTTTATTGGCCGTATCGCTGGCGTGACTATGTTTAGCTCAGCTATGGCTGGAACTACTCTAACTAATGGTTCAAGTGGTTTTATCTTTGGTGCTGACTCAGGTCGTATCGCTATGCAAAAAGGCATTGACGTTGCCACTGCACCACGTGTAGAGGCAGTTGGAACGGATGTAGTGTGTAACTTACACGCTGGATTTGGTTTCTTAGATGCTGAGAGAGCGGTAAGATTAAGATCTGTAGCATAATCTTAACTATTCTATTAAAAATGTTTGAGGGGATACAATTCCCCTCAAATATAAAAATATAAGGAGGTCCTAAATGGCTTTATTTACAGAAAACGATATAAAAGAGTATTTCCCAGATTTACATAACTATGGAATCCAGGATTTCTCTGATATGATCGCAAAAACAGATGAAGACATCTATAGGCTTCTTAGAATAGAATGGTTTCCATCACTTCAAAGTAGAGGTTCATACGGTACTGCTTGGGAAGACTTTGACACTACAAAGTTAAAGGATTCACAACTTAAAAGAAGTGCTGTATATTATTGCTTACACAAATACATTCTTCCTAAGCTCACACAATGGGCTGTAGAAGGAGATAGTTTTCAGACTCAGATAGGATTTTATAAAAATGCATTTGATGAAGAATTTGAAATAGCAAAAAAAGACCTTTACTATGATTGGGACGGTGACGGTGTATATGAAGATCACGAACACGAGATTCAACCCAAACAAAGGTTAGTTAGATAATGAGTATTAGAAACGATATCACAAACAATATTGTAGAAATACTCAGTGATACTACTGATCCTAAACCTATTTTTGTAACCAGAGATCCTATTGTATTAGAAGATTTATCAAGACAACAATTTCCTGCTGTAGTAGTTACAACAGGCGATGAAGTTAGAAATGAATTTACACTACAAGGAGCAAATGGACAACGCCAAAGTGTGCTTAATGTAATATGTCAATGTTATGTAACAGGCTCACAAATAGACGTGCAACGCAATGATATCTGTGAAAGAGTTGAAGAGGCTTTAGAAGCAGATAGAGGCAGAGACGGTAAAGCGTTAGATACAAAATTAGTGAATGTGGCAGTAGATTATGAAATTGACAAGCGTTTTGGTTTGATTACTCTTACTTTTGAAATTCACTACATCTATACAAGAGGAGCGGCTTAAGATGGCAACAATCACAAACAAAGCAAAAACTAAAACTTTTCAGTGTGACCACTGGTCTCCTGAGAAGCTACAATCACATCTGGATTATGGCTGGACCATCAATGAAGAAGGTACAACTACTTCAAAGAAAGCCAGCTCTAAAAAAGATGTAAAAGAAACTTATGAAGAAACAGTTGAACAAATTGTTTCTGAACAAGTAGAATCGCAAATAGAGGAGGATATCTAAAATGGCGGCAATTCGTGGAAACAGCGGAGTTATCAACATCAATCCAGGCGGATCTGGTGATGTAGCTTTAGCTAACATTACAAGTTATACCTTAGACACTACTCAAGATACAGCAGAAACTTCTGCTATGGGATCTACACGCAGAACATTTATTAAAACTATGCATAGTTTTAGTGGTTCAGCTGATTTCATCGTAGAAGACGGCGCATCTACAGTACAGTTTGAAGCAATCAGTTCTTTAGACTTTGATACAGACACTGATCAAGTGGCAGTATTCACTTTCTTACCTGAAGGCACAGGCGGTACAAGTATGTCTGGTACAGCAATTATCACAGGGATGAGTATTACATCATCTTTTGATGGTGCTGTAACTGGTTCTTTAACTTTCCAAGGTACTGGTCAATTAACTATGACAGGTGTATAATACTGTGAGTATTTTACGCTTTTCTTTAGTTGGCATACCTATAAAGAAAACTTTGACTAAACTGAGGGACAAACAAGCCCTCAGTTTAGCGAATAAGTTAAAAGATGATTTGGTCTTTTTCACACCTAAAGACACAGGTAGAGCAAAAAGAGGTTGGGAGAAGCCAAAGAAAACAAGAACTGGATATACAATCCAGAATAAAGTCCCTTACATAGGAGTTTTAGATAAAGGAAGACACTATGATGCAGGACAAATGAGAGGGTCTAAACAAGCACCTAAGGGTATGACAAGACCTGCTCTAAGAAAAAACAAATTAAAATAAAAGTAGATAACTACTATATATGAAGCACAAAAAGAAAAAGGAAAACACAATGAGTGAAGAAGCAAAATATCCTAACCCAGTTATTCGTAACGCGGTTAAACATTTCAAAGAACGTAGTGAAGCAACTATGAAAAGTTTTGAAGTACCTGAATGGGATACAACTATTTGGTATAGAGAAACAAACAGTTTCCAAGATCAATCAAAAGTTATGCAATTACATCAAAGCGGTAAAGTTGTAGAAGCGTTAGTTGAAACAATTATTACAAAAGCTCGTAAGCAAGATGGCAGTAAAATGTTTAATCCTGCTGAAAGAATTTTTCTGCTAAATGAAGCAGATCCAGAAGTTTTGGTTAAAGTTGCAACTGAGCTTAATCGCTCAGCGGTTGATAGTTACGACATTGGCGAAACTGCAAAAAACTAAGAAACGATCCTGATCTGTTAGTTCTGTGCAGACTGGGTCGTGAATTAAACAAAACACTTGAAGAAGTGAGTCAAATGACAACAGCAGAAGTTTATATTTGGCTTGCATACTTTAAGATAGAAGCAGAGGAGCAGAAGAAGGCATATGACCGCACAAACCGTAAAACTTAATTTAGATACTACGCAATTTGATCGTGGTATGGCGAGAGTCCAAGGTAGCTTTGGAGGACTTACTAAAATTATCGCAGGAGCGGCGGCGGCTCTTGGTGCAGTTTCAGTAGGTAAAGGATTTTTAAATACAGCAAGAGAATTTGAAAATTTAGGTGTACAACTTAAATTCTTAACAGGCTCAGCTCAAGAAGGTGCCAAGGCTTTAGAAATTGTAGATAAAGCGGCGGCTTCAAGTTCTTTCAGCCTAAACGATATGGCACAAGCCGCACCTTTACTTCTTACAGTAGCAGATAGCACAGAGCAACTTAATGAATTATTATCAATGACAGGCGACTTGGCGGCTGTTAGTGGTTTAAGTTTTGTAGAAGCGGCTGGACAATTACAAAGAGCGTTTGCAGGCGGTATTGGAGCCGCGGACCTATTCAGAGAAAAAGGTCTTAAGGCTATGCTTGGCTTCCAAGAAGGAGTACAATACTCAGCTCAAGAAACTAAAGAAATTATCCTAACACAATTTAGAGATCAAACTACAAGTATTGTAGGTGCAAGTGCTGAAATGGCTAAAACCTTTGATGGTGTTATGTCAATGATGGGCGACAAATACAATAGATTCCAAAGAATTGTAATGAACTCAGCTGTTTTTGACAATATAAAAGCCGCGGCTATGTTAATGGAACAAGCCATAGAAAAGAATTTTGGATCACTTGAAGAAGCGGGTAGAAAATTTGGTAATAGTTTAGTTGATGCTACAAAACAATTAATTATGGGTACTGCAAGTATAATGGATGCAATGACACCAGTATTTGAATTTATAAAAAGAGGTGTAAATGGTGTTATTAGATTTGCAAATCAACTACCGCCAGAAGCACAAATACTTGGACTTATTGGATTTATTTTAGTAGGTAGAGGTGTTAAATTAATACTAATTGCAGTAGCGGCATTGTTTGATGAAATCAAAGCGGCTATGGACAAAGTAGTTAAGTTCTTTGAAGACAAACTTAACAGTATGATTGATGCTTACAATAAAGTTAAAACATTCTTTGGTGGCGAACCTTTAGACAAAGTTGTATTTGGCGATGGTGCATTTAGTAGTATGGTTGATGAAGTTAACAAGAAATTTGTAGATTTTATTGACAATGTTACAGGTGATATCAAAGAAATTGCATTTGAAACTACAGGATTAGAAACAAATAATGAATATAGAAAAGCCGCTGAAAAACTTCTTGGCACTTTAGATGATTTAGTTAAGAAAAATAAAGAACTTGTAGAAGAAGAAAAGAAGCGTGACGAAGAACGAAAGAAAATTGTAAAAGCAACTGGTATTGATCAAAAAGAACAAGAAAAATTACAAAAACAAAGAGAACAGTTAGAAAAACAATTTGAACAAATCAGAGATAGTATTAGAAGCGAACAAGAAGCTGAAGAACAAGGTTATGCTCAAAAGATAAAAATATTACAGCAATACTATGGAGAACATTTCCGTCATATTGAAGAATATAATAGAATTGAACAAGCACTGTATCAAAAACATCAAGCCAAGTTAGCAGATATTAACAAACGTAGTAATGAATCAATTACACAAAGTATTCTTAAAGGTACTTTTGATATCAAAGATATGGAAGGCAAAAGTGCCAAAGATAGAATTGATATTGCAAAAGGTGTAGGATCAGAAGTTTTAGGTGTATTAGCTCAAAACAACAAAAAAGCGTTTGAACTACAAAAAGCCTTGGCAGTAGCACAAGCTCTATTAGATGCTAAAAGTATTATTATGAGTTTTGCAAGATTTGGATCTACATTTGGTCCTATTGGAGCGGCGTTAGGTGCCGCGGCTGGTGTGGCGTTTACAGCGGCACAGATAGCGGCAATTCAAGCACAACAATACACAGGAAGAAAATATGGTGGCTCTGTACAAAAAGGACAACCATACATAGTTGGTGAAGGTGGCAAACCAGAGATGTTTGTACCTAATCAAACAGGAACAATTATACCTAACAACAAATTAGGCACAAGTGGTCCTGTAAATGTTAATTTTAATATACAAGCGTTAGATTCTACAGACGTTGATACTGTGCTATTGAACCGTAGAGGTTTGATAACAGGTATGATCAGAGAAGCAATGGAAGAAAACGGAATGAGGAGTTTAGTATAATGCCAGGAAGTTTACCCACAACACCTAAATTTCAAACACTTAATATGCAAAATATTAACACCACACTTTCAACACAATCAGATGATGGAAGAATGGTTAGAAGAAGTACAGGAGTGCAATATTGGAAATTCACTGCCGCTTACCCAGTAGGAAGACGAAGTGATTATGGCCCTTTAATGGGCTTTATAGCTTCACAGCAGGGCGAATTTGGAAGTTTTACAGCAACACTACCTGAATACAGTACTACACAAGGTAGTTTAGTACAAGCAACAAACACATTACTAATAAACAATGCAGGCGGATATGCTGTAGGTAGTAAAACTTTGAATGTAGATGTAAGTCCAGGTGTGAATATAACAGGTGCCTTAAAAGCAGGTGATTATATCAACTTTGGATTTCATAATAAAGTTTATATGCTAACAGCAGATTTAGATATTGATGGCTCAGGCGAAGGAATATTAAGAATAGAACCTGGTTTGATAGCCACTGTAGCAGATGATGAAACAGTTGTATATGGTGATGTGCAATTTACAGTTAGATTAGCAGGTGATGTACAAGAGTTTAGTGCTGGATTAGGTGATACAGTAAGATATGAAATAGATTTAGTTGAGGACATCTAATGGCAAGAGGTCTAACCACAACAATAAAAAACATACTTGATGATAAAACAATTAAGTATGTGGATCTGTTAGAAATACATTTGCCTGGCAGTTTAGGAGGTCCTTTTAAACTAACAAACGGTCCAGGTGATATTACTTTACCTACAGGCTCACCTACAATTTCAGGTACTGATGTAATTTATTCAGCAAATGGTTTATGGCTAAACTGGAGTTTGCCTGCAGAAACAGGGCAAGTAAGAATACAAAATGTAAGTATAGCCTTAAGCACAGCAGATGCCAGTTACACATATGCAGATTTATTTCTAAACAATCCATACCTCAATACAAGAACAGTAATTTATAGACAATTTTTAGATGCTGACAATAACAGTTTAGTAGGCGATCCTGTAATGATGTGGGATGGCGAAATTGTAAGTTTTAATTTATCAGAAACAAACAGTGAAGCAGGTATTACACTAACAAGTAGTAGTGTGTTTTATGCTTTTGATACAGTTAATTGTCGTAGAACTAATGACGCAAGTCAGCAACAATATTTTCCTGGAGATAAAGGATTTGAACACGCAACACAAGCCATAGAAGATATTGCTTGGGGAAAGAAGGTATAAGATATGGGTTGGCTTAAGAAGATTGCAAAACCTTTTAAAAAAGCCTTTAAATGGGTTGAAAGAAAAATCGTTAGACCTATAGTTAAAGGTATAGGCAAAGTAGGAAGTTTTTTAGTTGATGTAGTTACAGCACCTTTTGGAGGAATGTTTAACGCTCCTGATTTAGGTAGTGTTAGTGCCGCAAGTGCAAATAATGAAGGTATCTTACTTAATAAAACAGGTACAGTACATAATATTCCAGTTGTATATGGTCAGCGTAAAGTAGGCGGAACTATAGTTTTTATGAGTACTGATGGAAGTAGAAATGAAAATTTATATATGGCTGTTGTTTTATCAGAAGGTCGTGTGCAATCAATAGATCCAGAGAAAATTTTTATTGATGGTGTAGTACAATCAGATTCAAGATTTTTAGGATATAAAACTATAATAGGAATGTTTGGTGAAGATAATCAAACTGCAAGTCCTTTATTGAAAGAAGCACCAGGTTGGACTGATGATCACAGATTAAGAGGTGTATCGTTTTTGGCTTGTAAGTTTGTAATGCCAGAAGTTACAACACAAGAACAATCAGATAAAATGCCTTGGCAAGGTATGCCACAAATACAAGCAATTATAAAAGGTAAAATGATTGCCAGTGCCGCAACAGCAGGTGCAAGTGATTATGAAACAGAAACAAATGACCTATCAAATGTAGCATCAAGTAACCCAGCAGATGTTATCTTAGATTTCTTAAGAAACCCCCGCTATGGTGTGGGTTTAAGTAATGATAGAATTGACTTTGCAAGTTTTGCCGCGGCAAGAAACATATACAATACAAGAGTAACTTATGCTGATGGTGGAGAAGGTTACTTACATCAAATAAATGCTGTAATTAACACAGGTGAAACACTATTAAACAATCTTAAAAAATTATTAGTACATAGTAGAAGTGCTTTACCTTATGTACAAGGTAAATTTAAACTTATACCTTTAGATTCAGGTAGCACAACAAGTCCAGTTGATCCTACACCTACTCCTGTGTTTGATATTGAACCAGAACACATTGTAGATGGCATAGGTATTATTGATCAAGGTATTAGAAATCAAGCAAATCAAGTTCGTGTAGCATATATTGATCCTAATGCAGGTGGTGATACAAAAGGCGAAGACTGGAGTGTCAATGAAGTAATATATCCTACTACTGGCAGTGCCAGAGACTTAGAAATGTTAGCTGAAGATGGCAATAAAAGAGTTATAAGAGAATATAATTTAGAATATTGCACAAACTCAAGTCAAGCGGCTTATCACGCAAAATTATTATGTGAAAATGAAAGAAGAATTAAAACATTATCAGTTACTTGTACTCCTGAATTACACGAAGTAGAAGTAGGTGATATTATACGATTGTATTATCCACGTTTAGGTATCAATTATGCTTTTTATAGAGTAATGGGTACAGAGATTAAACCAGATTACAGTGTAGAGTTAGCGTTAAGAGAACATCAACCTGCAACTTATACTTTTACACCTGGTGACAGTACATTAGGAACTAAAAAGCAAAGACAATATGTAGGTGATACACAAAGAGTACCTACTTACATATATAACCATCAAACAGGTGAATGGGAGTTAAGCACAAAACCTTTTGATCCTAACAATCCAAGTTTTCCTGATACAGGAATACAAAATATTAGCATAACTGATCTTAGAATAGATGGTGTAAGTTCTACAGGGCTTTATGATAGTCCAAGTTTTCCTATCCAAACATTAGAATTTACAGTGCATATTGAAGACTATCTATTAGGAGGCATACAAGTAGCTAATATTACTAAATTTAACCGTGCTACACAGTCCTATGAACCCTTAACGAGTATGAATTTAGGTGTAAATAGAACAAGTAGTGAAACATATAAAACAAAAGTTAATATAGATATGAATGGTGAAAATGCAACTTATCGTATATTTTTATATATGAGAAATGGCAATATATTTAAAAGTGCAGGATTTACTTTTCAAACAGCAACAAGTATCTATAGAAACGTTATAACGGCGGCAATATAATGGCATTATACAGTACAAGAACATATCAATGGCAGGATTTAGCAGATGAATCAGTAGCAGAAGAATATATTGTAACTGATTACTATGATACTGACTATACTTTAGCAACAGCACCTTTAGGGTGGGAAGAATGGACTGAATGGACAGGTAATGGTGTAACTATTGATGGTTCAACAGGATTTGATGATTTAGTTTATACAGGTGATACACAAGATTTAGGTGTAGAAAGAACTTTTTATTTTACAGCAACAGCCGTAAGCAATGGCACACATAGTATTGCAATACAAAAAAGTGCAGACGGTAGTACTGGATGGACTACACAAAGTTTAGGTGCTATAACAGCCAGATATATTAGATTTGTAGTTACAGTTGTAAATGCAAGTGCTACAGCAAGATTAGATAGTTTTAGTGCTGAACTATTCTTTGATCCTATTATTGAAACATTCAATAGTTTCAGCGTAGGTGCAACAAATACAACTTTACCTATTGCAAGAAACTATTCAAGTATATTAGGTATAAGTTATGATTCACCACAAAATTTTCAAGTAGTGTTAAGTGATACAACTGCAAGTGCTCCTAAAGTTATAGGTTATGATATGGACACTTGGGGCAAAGTAGCAACAGCCACTACAGCAAATATAACATTAAGAGGATTTCCACAGTTGTCCGCGGACAGTAACGGAAACATAATTGTAAGTTAAGGTAAATACTAATATGAAATTAACATTAGATGCACAGGTTCAATTAAATTCAAAAAGAATAGAAAACATTATGAATGACCTTGAGACTATAAAAAGTAATCATCTTGCTCATATGGAAAAAAATATCAATGAAGTAAAAGAAGATGTAAAAGAACTTAACTCTAATGTCGTAAAGATATTGACTATATTAGCAGAGAAGTAAAATGGCAAAATATGGCGGATCACAATGTAAAACAAACTGTGCAGGTCATAAAGCAGGAGCGGCATATGTAAGAAGAGGCGGTAGAAGCCTTACAAGGTCAAGCTCAAGTTTTAACAACGGTATGAAAATACAACAAAAGAGATTAAAGAAAAAAGGCAAAAGAACACGCCTTAGTATAACAAAGAAAAGCAAGTAAGATGGCAAAGTACAGAGGTAGAACAGTAAAATTAAACAAACCTATGCAAGGTGATGTTAAGAAGTTTAAGGTCTTTGTAAGAGATCAAAAAACTGGCAATGTTAAGAAAGTAAATTTTGGAGCCAAAGGTATGTCAATTGGTAGAAATAATCCAGCAAGACGCAGAAGTTTTAACGCAAGAATGGGTGCTGTATTAGACAAAGTAAAAGGACAAAAGACATTGAGTCCTGCATACTGGAGTCTCAGAGCCTGGCAACCTAATTTTAAAATATAAAGGATTGAATTATGTCAAAAAATAGAGATGTTTTGTTTGGATCAACACTTGGTGAAAGAATTGCAATGGCACCACCAGCGTTATCAAACAATTGGTACAATGTGCAAAAATTTGGATACAACGGTGCTGTAGGAAGTAGTGCATATGAAACTATATGGGACGGCGGTGGCGTATATGCATATGCAGGCACACCAGGAACAGCCGCGGTAACAAGTGATGACACAGACGATAATACAGGTACTGTGCAAGTATTTGGTTTAGATGATTCTTATAATTTAGTAGATGAAACATTAACTATTGGCGGTGGTGCAGGTAGTCAAACATTTAGTAGAGTATTTAGAGCTGTATTGAAAACTGCAAACACAGGTAACAGTAACGTAGGCACACTAACAGTTACAGTTGATTCAACTGCTGTAGCAAAAATACTACCTACATATGGTCAAACACTAATGGCAGTTTATACTGTTCCTGCAGGTTATACAGGATATATGATACAATTAGATATAGGCAGTAGTAAAGATTTAGAAAATGAAATTGTACTAAGAACAAAAGATATTGCAAATGGAAATGTTTGGAATACAAAATCGTTTATTTCAACAAGAGGTGGTTTTACAGAAAAAACTTTTAAATTACCTTTAGTAATAAATGAAAAAACAGATATTGAAGTATTTGCAAAAGCCAGTGCTACAAGTAGTGTAAGTGCAGGCTTTGAAATGATTGTAGAAAAACAAGATTAAATTTAAGAAGGAGATCGTATTATGGCAATGCATAAGAAAAAGAAAAAACGCGGTGGCAAAAGAGGCGGCAAAAAGAAATAATATTGATTGGAGCGAATATTTCGCTTCAATAGTAAGCGTTTGTCCTTGGAGTTATGGTTATTGGAAAGCACAAAAGATAGACATAGTAAAATGGACAGGCGAAAAGAATATAAAGCCTTTAGGAGAATATGTAGCAAGGGTACATATTCACGCAAGGGCAAGTGGTCGTATTCTATGTAATATACACCACAGGTTAAATGAACAACGACCATATGAAGAATGGTTATATAGTTTTGGTGGAGAAAATGGCACTAAGGTGCCAGTACTAATTCAACAAGACTTAGAAACATTAACAAAAGCAAGGAAACAAAATGAAAAAAAATTGTAAATGGTGCTTACACTGTTGGATCAAAAAATGGTGGGGTATTAAATAATGCCTACTTGGCCTTCAACAAAACCAGTAACTACAACAACTGACGCAGATACAGACAGCATCAGTGGTGCTCGTAGTGATATAAATTTAGCAATTACAAATGTTAATACTATCACAGACTTTTTTAACTTAGGTACTCCTGGCGCAAGTGATGATGACAAAGTGTTAACATATGATGATAGCACAGGTAAAATTGTTTTGGAAACAGCATCAGGTGGTGGTAGTCCTTTATCAGCTGACTTTGATCAAAATGGTTTTATGATTAAAGATGATAGTAGAAA